ATAGAGGATTAATATGAAAAAAACAGTAAAAGCACCTAAAGGTTATCATTGGATGAAGTCTGGTAAAACTGGATATAAACTTATGAAGAATCCTGCAGGTGGATATAAAGCTCATAAAGGTGCTAGTATGACAGCTAAGTTTGATGTTCAAATGGTTCATAAGAAGAAGTAATGGCAACATTTCAAGTACAAATAGAAGATATGATAGGTGTAGTTGAAACAACTGCAGGTAGTGGTTCAAGCGATACAACTGCTTTATCTTCTTTTTTAACAGATGGTGCCAAAGAGGTAATTAATATGATGCCATCTAGTATGTTAATTACTTGTGCAACAGAACAAACATTTACACCAAAAGCTGTTGGTTCAGAAGATGAAACATTAAATACAACTAAAATTTTTAATGTTAGAAGAAATGATGGAACTATTGACCAGCCTTGTAGGCTAATAATGTCTTCTATGAAAGGCAGAGCATCTGACCCATTAGAAATGGATTTTGCTAGTGAAACAGACCCTGTATATTATCTTGAAAACAATAAGATAAATATATTGCCATCAGCTAGTACTGCTGTTGGAAAATATTCAGAAGTTCAATTTCCTAGTGTTGCACACGGTGATTCTTCTATAAGTACTTTTCCAGATGAAGCTGAATACGTAGTTGTATTATATGCTGTTATGAAAGGTGCAGAAAGAATAGTTGCTAATTATTTAGACGATGAAGATATTGAATTAGCAGGAGCAAGAGCGCAACAATATAATTGGGCAGTTGGTCAATATAATAAAGCAATACAAGGATTAATGCGATGACATTTAAAGAAATATTATCTAGAGTAAGAAAAGTTCATCCTAATGCAGGAGAAACATATGTTAAGGCATTAATTAATGATGCCATTAGAGACTTAAGAAAATATAAAGTTACTAGAAGATTTGCAAAATTAGATGTTGTAGAAAATCAAAGATTCTATAATATTGGAGATAGAAATTCTAATTTAAGAGTTGACAAAATTCACGGTGTTTATTACAAAGATAATGAAAATGAATATAGAAAAATACCTAGGTTACTAGATTATCAAGATTTAACAAATATGGATGAAGCATAATGGCATATAGATTTCCAGAAAGATATTTAGCATATTACCTTGCAACAGATAGATTAGGTCTTGTTACATCAAGAAATACTAATTCTAAAAATAATTATGAATCAATAGATGAATCAATAGACGATGGTTTGTTAGTTGAATATACTGCTCAACCCAATGAAATAGAAAAGCTATCTGATGTTCCAGATGTCGATGATACAATACACCCAGGACTTATATATTATGTAAACTATAAGTTGTTTGAAGACCAACAAGACCAAGAGTCTTTAATTAATGCGGCTAAATATCAAAGATTATATAAACAACATATGAAAGAAAATGCAGGTAGAGACAAAGTAGGTGGAGCAAGACAGATTGTACCATTTGGATTTACTTGGCGTGATGGTACAGGTTTAAGAAGAACTGAACACAATAATTAATTGGAGATTAAATAAATGACTTATAGCATTAATAAATATACAGGGCAAGAAGCAACCAATTTGCAAAATGCTCAGAACGGGTTTGATGTTGTTGCAGAACATAATACTAACACACAAACACCAGACGGTTCTGATGGTTGGATTGCTTTACAATGTTTAGCCGCAGTTACTCCAGGTACTACAGCATATGCTTCACAGTTTGTGCAAATAGTATCTGCAGAGTCTAATGTCGGTGATGACTTGGGAACTGTATTTTTACAGCCTGGAGATATAGTTTATGGCAACTTTAAAAACGTTGTAAACCATACTAACTCTAACGCAACACTACTTGGCATAAGAGGGTAAAAATTGATTAGACCTAAAGTTAGTCAGCTAACTGGCAGAAGTGTAGGTCGAAGCTATCAAAGACTTCTTACTTTAAATCATAAAAGTGGTGGTAATGGAACTAATTTAGTAGAAGTAAAAGATGGTGATGGAAATACTACGTTTCCAATTAAAGTTGCATCTAATCAAATTCAAATAACTGATGGTTCAAATGACTTTGATGTAGCTTCTCACGATACTTCTAATGGTTTAAAACTTGGAGGTACATTAGTTACTTCAACAGCCGCAGAACTTAATTATAATGACACAGGTGCCGCAGTTGGTACAGTTGTTGCTAGTAAAACAGTAACAGCAGATGCAAACAAAGATGTATCATCTTTTAGAAATATAACACTAACAGGAGAACTTGATGCAAATTCATTAGATATAGAAGGTGATGCTGATATTAATGGAACTCTTGAAGCTGATGCTATAACCGTAAATGGTTCAACATTAAATGATGTTATTGATGCTAGATTAGGTAGTAATATTGTAGCTACAGGAGCATTAGATTCTGGTAGTGTTACAAGTGGTTTTGGAAACATTGACATTGGCTCTTCAAATCTTACTGCAACAGGTACAATTAGTTTAGGCGCTACTTCATTTAATGATAATGGAATTACCAATGTTGGAAATATTGCTTTAGATACAATTAGTTCTGACGCAGGAACTTCTATTGGTGTAACTCTTGGTACAGATGCAGGAGATGATTTTAATGTTGGTTCTGGTAAATTAGTTGTAGAAGGTGATACAAGTCAAACTGGTATTAACACAGCAACACCAACTGAAAAATTAACAGTTAATGGTGGTATTATAGCTACTAATTCTGCTAATAGAAGTGCAGGTGAAGGCATAGTTATGGACTATGTAACAGGTAGTGATTTAGGAAGAATTACTGTTGGAGACTGGGGAACAGCATATGAAGGGTTACAAGTTGAAGCAGAAACATATACTTTAGACGTAGGTGCTTCTGGAAATATTCTTGCACATCACGTTAATAATGTTGGTGATAGTATATTTATGACATCAACTGGAGTTGGTAGAATAGGTGCAAATACTATTTCAGTTGCAGATGATACAACAGTTTCTATTGCAGGAGCAGGAGAAGCTTCAATTGCTCATATTTATGTTTACGAAAGAGCTAGTGGTTCTGGTGGAATTTTTACAGTAGGATATAGTCCTGCTTCAGCAGTAGTTGTTTCACGTGGTTATAATTTTAGTGCAACCGATACTGATGGTGCTATATGTGTTATATCAACTATAAACTCTCACACAATAACATTTAAAAATAGAATAGGTAGCACAGCAACATTTAAAATTATGATAGTGGGTGCAGGACAAGCACCAGTTTTATAAGGGAATAAAAAATGAGTTTAACATATGTAATTAAAAGTTATGAAACAGATACTGAAGACTCATCTAAAACAAGAGTAGGTTTTTATGTTACAGATGCTCAAGGAAATAAACTTGCTATTGATAAACTTGTAACAACAGGTAGCAAGTCAAAGCAAACAATTGTTACAGAGGCATCAAATGCGGCACAAGATGAAATAAATGATTGGGCATCACAGTTTGAAGTAGTTGGTAAAACTTGGAACCCAGATACAAATAGTATAGAAAATTAAGAGGAGATTATGGCAACATTAAGTGGAACAGCGATATCAGATACATATCCGTTGTTATTAAAAATAGAAAGTGGTGGACTAGATGGAACATTAAGAGTAGTTGAAGATGGTGATGCTACTGCTAGTGCTTTATTCTTAGCTACTGATAGTGCATTGATTAGTGGTAATGGAACAAAGTTATATTTTTATGATGCAGATGGTGGAGAGCATATTTCTGCTGATAACTCTGCAAACTTAACTATAGCGGCAGGAGCAAACGTAACTTTAACTGCTGGAACAGATATAAACTTAACTGCAGGTTCAGATATTAATATACCTGCTGACGTAGGTTTAACATTTGGACACGCATCTAATCAAAAAATTGAAGGTGATGGAACTGACTTAGCTATAGATGCAACAGGTAATATAAATATTACTTCTACTGCTAATGAAACAGATTCTATAAAAATTGAAGAAAATAGCGGTACAGATGGAACTATAAAAATATATGCTAATACAGGTAGTGGTGCTGATTCAATTAATCTTTTATCTGATGTTGGTGGTATTACTTTAAGTGCAGGGAATACAAGTGAAGGTGTTAAAGTTGGAACAGTAAGTGGTGCGCCTATAACAATAGGTCATACAACTTCAGAAACTACAGTAGCAGATAATTTAACTGTAACAGGTAATACAACCTTAAGTGGTAATTTAACAGCAACAACAGTAAATGGTCAAAGTTTTACAAATACTTTAGGTGGTACAGGTGGAGTAGTTAGAACATTTAGTCCAGTTTCATATACTTCTTCAAAAGGAAAATTAGCAACTTCTGGAG